AGGCCGAGGAAAAGACCGTCCACGCGGTCATCGACGTGTACGTGTCCGACTTCGGCACGCTCAAGCTCGTGCCCAACCGCGTGCAGGCCTTCGAGCCCTACGCCAAGAACTGCGCGTTCGTGCTCGATCCCGAATACTGGAAGGTGGCCTATCTGCGCGGATTCACGGAAGAAAAACTCGCCAAGACCGGCGACTCCCTCAAGGGCCATGTGCTGGTGGAATGTACGCTGGAGGCCCGCCAGCCCAAGTCCAGCGGCGTTTACGCCGACCTGAAGGCGTAAGGGGGGAAGGAAGGGGAGAGTGTGAGCCTGTCGTGTCCCCCACGCTCCCGGCCCTTGCATCCTTTTAAAAGGAAGGCCGCAAGAGCCGGGGGAAGTGGCGCAAGGCGGGTTCAAGGCGGCCACTCTTTCGAGAGCGTCCGCCTCTTGGGAAGGGGGAAGTGACGCGGAAGTTTGCTTGCTCGCCACCCTCTAAGGCCGGGCTTTGCCCTTGGCCTCGAGTCACGGGTTCGGACTGCGGGAAGTGGTGTTCAAGGAAATATTTTCCAGAGTCTTGGATTTCCTGCCGGAAATCCGCTTCCGCGCTTCGCGCGGTGAGGAAGAAAAGGCATCCTGCGCAGTCGTTCGCTCGAAGCCGCCCGGGCTCACGCCCTTCTGGCGGCTTTGTCGCTCACTTGGCTTTTGACCACCAGATGACGCCGACCTTGTTCGCGGGGGCTCTTCGGGCCTTCGGCCCTTTCGCCCCGCTCACTGGCGGATCGGCTGTCGGGCACGCCTGCGGCGGCCCTCCGTCCTAAAGCATCACGCCGCGCCGGCCTGCGGGGAGGGGATGGCGGTCTTCGGGCCGGACTGCGCCTAGCACCGTTTGCGCTTCGGGCAACGGGCATTGCGTCCCCCGGGAGCTTCGAGCCAACGGAGAGCCGGGCCGAACAGAAGCCGTGAAGGGCCGGGCAGTGGCTCGAAAGGCCGCCTTTCGGAGTTCGGAGATGTGGCCCGTAGCCGCTGTGCGCGTGGCGAAAAGGGCAAAAGGAGAGCGGCACTCGGAGTGACTTGAAGGCCGGAAGGGCGAAGGCCAGCGGAACAAGAAGGCAGGCGACCTTGGCCCAACGCTCAACCCTAACCCGCCACCTTCACGGCAAGCCGCGTGATGCTTTAGGTCGGAGGGCCGCCGCAGGCGTGCCCGACAGCCAGTCCGCCAGTGAAGGCCGCGAAAGGGCGAAGCCCGAAAGAGCGGCCTGAACAAGGCTGGCGTCATCTGGTGGTCAACTGACGCAGAGAAGCGAAAGAGACGCGAGAAGGGCGCAAGCCCGCGCGGCTCTTGAGCGGAACGAGGCTCTGGTCTGGGAGCGGATTTTCGGCAGAAAATCCAAGACATCCCGTGCCGGGAGCTGTCGGCCAACGGTCAACAGAACTCGGCAGGAAACCTTTCTCCCGAAGCGATACGCCACTTCTCCCTCTCCTCTTCCCTCCCCCTCCCCTCCCACACACAACCTAAACCCAGCGAGATAGCCCATGCTCGATCTTACCCAGCGGATACATGGCCGCCTTGTGCAGGCCCGGGGCGACGGCATCGCCGACTTTCTGGACGCCGAAGGCCGCCTGTGCCGCGTGCAGGATGTCGGCGGCATAGTCCGGCTGAACCGGGCGCTGAGGAACGAGTCGGCCCGGCACTGCGGCTTCCGCCCTGCCCCGGTGTTCCGGCGCGTGGCCAGCATCCCGCTTGCCGTGGTGGACATCGCCAAGGCGCAGGGGCTGGACCTCCTGCGCGACCCCGAGGCCCTGCGCCGCTTCCTCAACAGCCGCGACAACGCCGCCTTCCGCACCACGGAAGAGCGCGTGTAAGCGCTTGCTTTCCCACAACAAACAGCCCCGAAAGGACTTTGCATGACAAGCATCCGGAATTACGCAGGCCTCAAGGCCGCCGTGGCGGACTGGCTGGGGCGCGACGACCTTGCCGGGCGCATCCCGGATTTCATCGCGCTGGCAGAACGCCGCATGGCCCGCGAACTGCGCCTGCGCGTTATGGAACGCCGCGCCGAAACCGAGGTGCAGGCAGGCCAGCGCTTCGTGCCCCTGCCGTGGCGGTGCGAACCCGGCCGCTGGGACGTGTTCCTCGAAATGCGCGACCTTGGCTGGCAGGGCGCAAGCGGCCACTGCCGCAACCTGCGCTACCTGCCGCCCGACGGTTCGGCCCTTGGCCGCGAGGCCGGAGAACCGCAGGGCTTCAGCATACTCGGGCGCGACCTCGTCCTGCACCCCACCCCTGCCGAGGCGGGCCGCCTCCTGCTCTGCTACTTTGCCGAACCCGCGCCGCTCGGCCCGGAACAGCCGGAAAACGAGGTCCTGCTCACCGCGCCCGACCTCTACCTCTACGGGGCGCTGGTGGAAAGCGCGCCCTACACGCGCGGCTCGGCCCCGCTGGAACTGTGGGAACGCTTCTACGCCACGGCCCGCGCCCGTGTACAGGCCGCCGAAGAGCGCGGCCGCTTCACCGCCAACCTGTGCATGAGGCCCACGCGGCGCGTGTGAACCGCCCAAAATCTCTAAAAAGGTAAGGATTCCATGAGCTTGAGCAATTACGGAGAAAACGCCGTCCTGCGCCTCGTGCAGGAAGCCACGCCCTTCTGGCTGGCCCTGTTCACCTCGCTTCCCGCCGAAGACGGCACGGGCGCGGAAGTGGCGGGCGGCGGCTACGCCCGCCAGAGCGTGACCTTCGGCGCACCGGCTGGCGGCCTCATGTCCAACGCCGTGGCCATCGAGTTCCCTGCCGCCACCTCGGACTGGGGCACGGCCACGGGCTGGGGCCTCTTCGACGCCGAAAAGGGCGGCAACCTGTGGTGGAGCGGCGCGGTGGAAGTGCCCAAGCCCCTGTACGCGGGCGACATCTACCGCGTGAACCCCGGCAGCCTGCGGCTGGAAATGGAGTAGGCCGTGGCAGAGCTCTTTCCCCTCTCGCCCCCGCCCCAGAGCCTCGAAACGCTGGACGGCTGGGGCGCTCTGGACAGCCTGCCCGCCCCGCTGGACAGCCCCCTGTGGCAGAGCGCCGGGCTCTACGGCCTGCGCATCGAAGACGGCGCTCGCTCGTCCTCGGGCTTTTCGGCCCGCACTGCGGCCAGCCTCGAAGGCAGGCTGTGCGCCCGAAGCGGCGGGGCCCTGCGCCGTACCGTGGAGATAGCGCTGGGCTCTCCCGCCTGCGCGGGCGGGGCCTTGCGCCTTTCCTTCGGCCTTACGCTGGCGCCGCTGGGCAGGGCGCAGGCCGGGGCGCGGCTGGAACTGGCTGAAAAAGGCTGGAACTGGGGCGGGAACGCCCCGCAGGACCCGCAGGACTGGACGCCGCACACGAGCGCGGGCGCATCGTGGCGTGAACTGGAACAGCAAAGGAGTTCGGCATGGCGCTGACAACAGTGACGCTCCCCTTCGGCCCGTGGGAGCCGGACGCCGCCCGCCTTGGCGGCACGCAGTCCTGCGCGGTGAACGGCGTGCTCCCGGCGGCGCGGGGCTGGCGGCCCCTGAACGGGCTTGCCCCCCAGCAGTACGCGCCCCTGCCCGGTGCGGCTCTGGCGGCCTTTTCCTGCCGCGAAGGCGAGGCCCTCACCACACTGGCCGCCACGGAACAGGGCATCTTCTCGCTGGAGAACGGCCAGTGGCAGGCGCGGCACAGCGGCACGGCGGTCTCGGCCCGGCGCGCCTTCGCGGACTACGGAAGCGCCGTCTATGCCCTGTTCGGCAAACAGCTCCTCAAGGCCGAACTGGCGGGCGGCAACGTGGGCGGCTTCAGCGCGGTGCAGGCCGCCCCGCAGGCCTCGGCGCTGGGCGTGGTGCGGGACTTCCTCTTCCTCGGCGGACTGGAGGAAGAGCCGCACGCGGTGCGCTGGTCGGGCCTCGACAGGCCGGACGAGTGGCCCGAACCAGGCTCGGACGAGGCGCAGTACGTGCAGTCCGACGTGCAGGTCTTCCCCGTGGGCGGGCGCGTGCAGGCCATACTCGGCGGCCTTGGCGGCGCGGACGGTCTGATCTTCCTCG